ATGCCGAGCCGACAACATCGTTGTGTGATAGCGCCTCGCCCCGCGTGGTTTACGACACCTGCTTACCTTTGGGCGGCAGGCCCATCGACTTGTTCCACTGGCTTACGTCATCGCGCCGAACGATGGCCGTGGCGGATGAACTGACCCTGCTGCCGAAGTAGCCCTCGACAACCTTTTTACATTCGGGCCAAACCTCGACCAGTTGCTTTGTGGTTCGCGACGATTCGATAACAGCCTTTACCCGGTGGCGAAGATCCTTGACCGCACCGCACGCATCCTTGTATTGACACTGAGCCCGAGAAACCTTCTCCGCGATTGCTTCACGAGCTTGGAACGACGCTCGCACCACAGAGTTGTAACGGTCACCTTGGTACGGGAATCGCCTATCCTTCGTCATAGGGATGACGGTCACTTTCCCACCGATACACACCTTCAAGTGATTAAACTCAGGCATCCAGTTGTGCGGCAGGCTGTCCATCAAGTCCCGATCCTTCTTCGGGTAGATGTGGTTGTAAAGCTGATCGCCGACTTTCTTCAGTTGTTCGTGTGATGCTTCGCGGCGGCTCTTTTCCTCTGATCTTTCAACCAGAATGTTTGACAGTTGTTCGATATCATCTCTGCTGATTCTGATGGATCGCATGTTGGTTCTCGTGTTTGGGGTGAGGGATCATCGGGGCAACGCGCCCCGCGTGGTCATCAAATCGGAATATCGTCACCGCCCCCGCCCTGCTGCTGACGACTGCCGCCGCCTTGCCCCTGCTGTTCTTCGAACACCGACGCGATGACGTGCGACTCGCGGCCCTTGTTGCACAGCGCGAACAGTTGCATGCTGATCGCCGTCGAGTCGATCAGGATGAACTTGCCGCCGTCGTCATTGGCCATGAGACGGCCGATGTTCTTGTACTGGTTCTTTGTCTCGCCGTTCTTTTCGTAGGAACCGGTCTTAACGCAGATGTCGCCTAGTTTCGTTGCCATTGAAAAACTCCGTGGTTAGTGGCGTGGTGGGTTAGTTACTCCGCGTCGAACACTTCAACGGGGACGATCTTCTCAAACGGGCGCTTGTTCTCGCGGGCTTCGCGCCGTGACTGGTAGATACGGACTTGGCCGTCCCGGTCGGCGGTGATGACGTTGGGCTTTCCCTTCAACTCCAACGCCCATAGCTTGCTTACAGTCTTCATGGTCGGGGGTCCCTTCACCAAAGTTTGAACTCGTCTTCAATCTCACCCACCCCCAGCGTCTGCATCGCCCGGTTGGCCTCGGCCGTCACCGACTCGATGTGCATGGGTCGGACGCAGCGCGGGTTGCAACATTTGTGGTGGACGTGCCAACCCTCGGGGATCGGGCCGTAGTGCAGTTCGTGGGCGACGCGGTGTGCGAGCCGCGCGACACCCGCGACCTTCAGCAGCGGGTAGCCCTTGCTGTTGAGCGATCCGGTCCACTCCCAGCATCCGTCGTCGGTGACCCTGATCTTGGTCGCCATGCGGGCAAGGATCGACGCGGCCTGCTGCTCGTAGATGCTGGGGTCGGCGTCGCGTTGGTTGGGGTTCCGGGCGATCATGCCACCACCCCCTCACCCTGAGGCGTCGGCACGTACACGTTCAGATGCTTGTCCGCGAACTGCCGTATCTGGTCGATGTAGTGCGTGAACTCTTCAACGCTCAGGTCGGACGTGGATGACGGTTGCACTGGGACCCTGCCGCCGGTCGATTGGTCTACGTCGTGGAACGTCAGGAACTTCCCGCGTAGCCAGCAATGAACCTCCTGAACCGTCCGCTCGACGTGCCAGGTCTCTTTCATCCCGTCCCGCACGGTCGGGTAAACCACGCTCCATAGGTACTTGTTCTGCTCGTCTGATCGCCTCCGCCTGAACTTTGTAAACGTCACCCGCCACACGCCGCGCATCTTGTCCAGACCCGCTATCACGCGGGCACGCTCGGCGTCGTCGCTGAAGTCGATGATCCGTTCGTTGTGTTTGGTGGCCTCACTCATGCCGCCTGCCCCCTCCGCCGCATCCGGCCGGACATGACGTTCTCAGCCCAGCGACGCGGGTTCTTGTAGCCACGATCGCGCCCGACCTTGGTCAACTGCTCGACCGTCTGCGCCCGGCCCTGCTCGCGCTTCTTCTCGCGCCGCATCCGCTGGATGTCCGCCTCCGACATCTCCTGAAGCTCGCCCTCGACCTCATCCACCTGCCGCGGCGTCGGCGCGAACGTGTGCCCGCAGATCGCGCACGACATGCGCCCCGGCGGCATCGCGCCGTAGCACTTAGGGCACAGCCTGACGCTCAGGCTCGGCTTGGCCTTGCACTTCGATCGGGGCTTGGAATCCAGCGACCACTCGCGAGGATCGTCCGGCAGGCCGTGGCGCGTCACGTTGCCCGCGTGGTCAAGAATGATCGCGTGTGACTTGCCTGGCGACGGACGCAGCGCCCGGCCCACCTGCTGCAAGAACAGCCCCAGCGACGCAGTAGGGCGCAGCAGGATCGCCGCCTCGATCGCGGGCAGGTCGAAGCCCTCGCCGAACAGATCGACGTTGGACAGCACCAGCGTCTTGCCAGTGCGGAACCGCTCGATCGCCGCGTCCCGGTCCTCGGTCTTCGTCTCGCCATCGACATGCTCGGCCGGCACGCCAGCGCCAAGGAACTGACCCACGATGTGACGGCTATGCTCCCGGCTCACCGCGAACGCCACCGCCCGCTTGCCCTGGGCGAGCCGGCGGTAGTGATCGACCGCATCACCCGTGATGGTGGGCGTGTCCATCGCGGCCGACAACTGCCCCTTGTTCAGGTCGCCCGCCACGGTGCCAACGCCTTCAAGGTCAGGCATCGTCGGCGCGTAGTAGCGGTAGTCGGACAGATAGCCCGCGTCGATCAGCGACCGGACAGCCGGGCCCTGGATCATCTCATCGAAGTGATCGCAGAGGCCGCGGCCATCCAACCGCTCAGGCGTGGCCGTCAGCCCGATACGCCGGGCCTTGGGGTACTGATCGAGTACGGTAGCCCACGACTTGGAAACCGAGTGATGCGCCTCATCAGGCACGATCATGTCCGGCGGCATCAGCAGATGCGTCCGCCTCGCCAGCGTCTGGATGCTGCAAATCTGAATCTGCTGGCGGGCGTCCATCTTGAAGCCGGCCGCGACGATGCCGCACGGCACGCCTGCCATCCGGAACGCCTCGACGGACTGCTTGACCAGCTCGCGCCGGTGGACGATGAACCACGCCCGCTTGCCCTTGGCGCGGGCAGCGCCGAGCATCGCCGCGGTCAAGGCCGTCTTGCCAGCGCCGGTCGGGGCTTGAATCAGCACGCTTTTAGCGCCAGCGATCAGGGCCGCGCGCGTGCGGTCGATCAAGTCCTGCTGGTAGGAGCGTAGTGTGATGCTCACGCCGCACTCCCCCTTAGTTGCGGCTTTATCAGATGGGCTGGGATATATTCACTTTGTATCTGTTTGCGAAGGCTTGATCGTTGCAGGTAGCTGTTCACGGCGTGCCGCAGGTCGGACTCGGCCTCGCTGAACAGGTCCATCGCTTCCTGATCGACGCGCCAGTTCTTGCCGGCCGGGATGGACTCGAACCAGTCGGCGATGACGGCGTAACGAATCGCGATATCGATCAGCGACAAGTCAGACGATGGGCGCGCTACGCGAACCTGCTGCGGCTCGGGCATCTGAGGGTCCGTCGTCTGTCGCCGCTTGGCCTTCATCCGACCCGACGCTCCACTTCTTCCCAGTGCCGATCCCAGTCGCGGCAGTAGGCCCACGCAAACGACGCCGCTTCCCAGAGGTCGATCAGTAGCCGGATCATGCTGCCGCTCCAGAGTCATGTTGTGGCGATCATATCAAGTGTAGAGAAATACACAACAATTAAATTCGGAAAATACTTTCACGCCGCGATCAGGTCGGACGCCCGCATCCGGATGTTCCGCTTCCGCGCGAGCGACAGAATGCGGTACTGATACTTGGCCGGAATGCTGCCGCCCGAACCCCCTTTGCTGCGCGGCTTGTCCCAGCGGCATACCGTGCTGGGGCTGACGCCGAGCGTGCGGGCCAGCGGCCTGACGCCGCCGAACTGGTTAATCGCGGTACGGGCTGGGGAGTTACGTTTTGGCATGTCGGCATGTTAAGAAATCCACAACACCGTGTCAACAGTAAATAAAAAAGCTTGCCATCCGTTGTGTCAGATGCAACACTTATAAATACTCGACAACACCCCCATTGAAAGGAATGGGATGGCTACGAAGAAGAAGTCCAAAGGTGGCGTGGATACCCAGTGGTTCCGCGACCGGCTGAGAGAGCGAGACATGAGCGTGCGCCAGCTTGGCCGCGACATGGGCTGGGATGCGGCGACGGCCAGCAACGCATTACAGGGCAAGCGGAAGATCAGGCCTGACGAAGTGGCGAAGCTCGCCGGCTGCTTGCGTGTCTCGCCCACGAAGGTCATGGTCGCCCTGGGCGTGCCGGCCGATCCGTACATCATGATCCCCGTCGTCGGCGTCGTTCGCGGTGACGGCTCGGTGAACATAGACACAGCCAAGCCGATCGACCATGCGGAGGTACCAGACGACACGCCGCCAGACTCTGCGGCGCTGGTTGGCCAGACGGCCGGCGGATCGGCGACGCTGGCGTGCTTCGATGGCGCTCTGTTCGTCGTCGGCCCAATGGGCAGCCCGGATCACTGCGTCGGACGCCTGGCCGTCGCTGGCGGCAGGATCGGTCACCTGCGGCAAGGCCTGAAGCGAGGCAGCTACCGTGTGTCTCCGATGGCTGGCGGCGAGTCGGAAGACGCGAAGATCGATAAGGCCGCGCCGGTGTTGTGGATCAGGCCGTGAGTGGTCGGTACAAACTCACGGCCTCCATGGAAACCGCACCCGATTTTCCTTCCAGAAACACCAGCGGCTCGCGGAACCCCGGGTGACTATCCCAGACGTGTCGCACGACGTACACATTACCGTCGTGATTTCCGCCGATGATCGGATGGAATCGGACCTTTGCGCCTCGCTCGATGTGGTCTGTTGCGCCTCGCTCGATGTGGTCTGTCATCGCACACGCTTCCTGTAGATATCTTCCAGCTTGTCCGCCTGCGCCTCGGTCAGCGCACGCCCGGCGTCAAGCTGGCGGTCGATCGATTCGATGAAGTCGAGTTCCCATGCGGTCAAGCCTTCCTCTATGTCGAGAAGCTCGTCGCACAGGGTGCGGTGGTAGATGGGGGTGGTGGTCATTGCACCACCCCCAACGGAACAACACGGAGCTTCGACGCGACCGACAGCATTTCTGTCCGCATTTTTTCGAGGTCGTCTGTTCGTAAGCCTTCCTCGATCGCATCGGCGACAGGGCCGTAGATGTCGTGCAGGATGATTGAGGCGATTCGCCCCCGCTCGTCTTGACTGACGCGGCCTGCGACTGGCGACGCCATCGGCACGGATGCGCCGACTTCCAAACGTCCGAACGCGTCGTAGGGCTGTGGGCGACGCGGTCGCGTGGTCACGGTCACTATCCGGATGCTCTTTACCAAGTCTTCGATGTGTGCTTGTAGTTCGGTCATGGCGTGTCCTGGGATTCTTGGGTTCCAGTTTCTGCGGTGGATGGATGGGTTCCCTGAACATTCGATCCCATCCCGTGGAGTATGCGGATCAACTCATGTTTCGGGTCGAAACCCTCGCGGGTGACGGTGATACCACTACTTATGCCGGTTGTAGTCACGCGAAATCGCTTTCCGCTTTCGGCGATCTTGTGTGCTGTTACCTGAAAATCCCACAGCTTTTCGCCTATCTCCATCGACGCGGGCTTGACCATGTTTCCGCTGGGTGTCGTCATCGTGTGTTCTCCGTGTGTGGGGTTTCCGATCCAAACCCGCGCCCGCCATCACAGCAGGCGCGGGGCATCAGTGATCGCGCGGCATCGCGCCGCCCGTCAGGTCGTGTGGTGCCTCGAACGCTCCACCGTATGCTGCTGCTCGTATTCCTCGATGTCGCGCAGCCGGTAGCGGATCGACGCCTTGCCGCCCGTGCCGAGACGGATGTAACAAGGGCCCTTGCCCTGGGATCGCCAGTTGACCAGTGTTCCGGGCGAAACCTCCCATCGCCTCGCCAGTTGTTCGGTTGTCATCACTGGTCCAAACCCTGATTCGATTGCCTCGCTCATTAGATAACATCCTCATCGTTAGGAGCCTCGCCGGGAGTCTCGTTAGGGGTGTCGTCGTCGGCCGGGACCGTGGCAGGCTCATCCTGCGGTTGTTGTAACGGGTCGCGGTCAGACGGGTAGTCCGGCTTGTAATCCGGCTTGTCGTCATCGTCGCCTGCCGGGCCGTCGCCCTGCACGTCGATCATCTCCCGAAGACGGTTTGGCCCCGGTTTCACCGGCTTGGCGTTCTGACGCCCGCCACCGTTCTCGCTCGGCGCGTCATCCTCCGGCCCATACACCGGGCAGAACTCGTCTTCGATGTCGCCGATTTCCTCGGGGTCGGTTTCTTCACCCGGCCCGGTCAGCAGGCGGCGATACTCCTGCCGCGACTGCTGAATCTGCTTGGCGTGTTGGGCCTGGTGCTGCGCGATCCGCAGCGCTTCGTCCTGGATCGCCATCAGGTCAGTCCCGCGCAACTCAACGTGCACGACATAAACCGTCGTCGGCTTGCCCTGCGGCGAAACCTGCATCGGCCGCACGACAAGCTGAAGCGGCATCCCGGCCAGCACGCCGCCAGTCAACTGTTGCAGGTGCAGCAGCGACCCGTACAACTGATCCGCCGTGATGCGGCTGGTCGTGCGCAGCTTGTACACGCCGCCCCACCGGCTCTGGTTGCTGGCGATGACGCAGTTGAACGTCGCGTGCATCTTGAAAAGCGGGCGGTTCTTGCTGTCGGTGTAGGACAGCATCTTTTCATCCCACGCCTCGGTGCACGGCTCGGCCAGCTTCTTGCCGTTGCGGTAGTCATGGAACCATGTCACCGTCTCGCCGTCGCTGCGAGCGCCCACCGTCTTGCCCCCGTACCAGACGTACGACGCCTGCAACACGTCTTCAATCTCGTTGGAAAGCAGGTGGATCGGCAGCCGTCGAATATGGCCGTCGTCGTCGGCCCGTCCCGACTCACGCAGGTGTGCCATCAGGTCTTCATCGACCATCAGATCGCCGTCCTTGGTCCGGTTCAGCGTGGTGACCACGAAGTGGTCGTACTTCACCGGCATGCGCCATGTGCCGCCGCCGCGTGACTGCCGCGCCTCGCCCTTGCCGCCTATTTTTATTTTCCCTAATTCGCATATACGTGGTTTGAGTAGCTGGTTCAGTGCCATGATGTAACTCCTTCGTGTGCGTTGTGTGTGTCAGGCCGCTTCCTCGGCCATCGCTTCCTTCGCCTTCTTGCTCATCGTGAACCGGAACGCCCGATACGGCTTGCGGGTGTACGAAATCTCCGCCTCGCCCACGACGCCGGCGCTGATGCTGCCAAGGTCGGTCAGGCACTTCTCGGCGTCGCCGATTATCGTGAGCAGTTCCGCCTTGGCCGCGTCCTTCCGCGCCTTCGCCGACTTCTCGGCCTGCCCGGCGTCGTAGTATTCGCGGCACAGGCCGGCGATCCGCTCATCCCCCTTGCCGTCATACAGCTTGCCCGGCTCGGCGTGGCCGTACAGCCTGGCGATCGTGTCCACGTCGCGGCCATAGTCCGGCGTCGGCTCGGTCCCGGACTCGATCGACTTCCAGAACGCATCACACTTGGCGACGATCGCCCGGTGGATTGCGTCGTCTGCCTCACGCTTGATCGTCACCACCCGGTTGCCGCCGACCAGCGCCGCGATGTAGCCCCAGCGTGAGCCGGACACCAGTAACTCATGCTGGAACTGCAACTCGATGTGCGGCGGGGCCTCGGGGTTGCCGTCGTCGTCGAGCCACTGATCGCGGAACACCAGCCCATCGACGTTCTTCACTTCGAGGATGCCGAAGCCGTCCGGGTGGTCGATGATCTGGAAGTCGAACGATGAGCCGATGCGCAGCTTGGGGATGCTGATGTACTGCTTCATCGGCTCGACATCGATGCCCAGGTCTTCGGCGACGCCGTCGGCGATGGCCGTCTCCAGTCGGTTACCCCAGACCATGCGTTCGTTAGCTTCGATCTCGCCGCGGTCTCGGTTGCGCTTGCGGTGCCAAAGCTCGTACTCGGTCGTGTACGGGCTGATCCCGAACAGCGCGGCAACCTCGGTGCTGGTGATGTCGTTGGTCCGCAGGTGCAGCCAGTGCTGCTTGTCGCTGGGGGTGATGATGTCGCGCGGTAGATCGGTGGTGGCGGTCATGGCAATAGCTCCGTGGTGGGTTGCTCGGCGGGTTCCTCGAATCCTGTGGCCGGTGCGACGCTGACGAGCCAGCCGCCGACGCACGACAGCGGGACGGGATGCCCGTCAACGATCAGGAAGTGGCTGTCGGCCGGGTCGATGCCCAGCGACCGGAACACACCGCGAGGGACCAGCAGGCGAGGCGGCATCGAGTCGGGCATGTTGCGGCGGTAGCGCCGAACCTGATCGGACGCGCCCCACGCGAACGCTTCCCATGCGGTGTTGATGATGGTCACGCCGCACCCCGCTTCCCGCGCCCGCTCAGGAGAAGGCCTCGCTCGACCTGGTACACGCCTGCGCCAAGCGTGGGGCCGTACCGCTCGATGCAGACCTGACGCGATCGCAAGCCCGTCCCGCCGCACGGCTGCAGGTGGTCGGACTTGGGGGCGTGGTGGCTGGCGTGTTCAGTCAGGCCGCGCAGCAGGGCCAGCAGCGTTCCGGCGTCGGCGTCCGCGATGTCGCGGGCCAGCTTGGGCGACAGGGCCGCGGTGTTCGCGGCGGTGGGGTGGTCGAATTGGGCGGCGGCGTTGGCGGGTGTCATGGGGGGTGGGTCCGGGTGGGGTGGTGATCATGGATCAGGCGGCGGTATCAGCGGCCGCGGACTGTTCGCAGATCGCGACGCGGTGCCCGGCCACGATGAGGCGGCGTAAGTAGCCCTCGACGCTGTGATATGGGACGCCTGCCGTGGCGACGCCTTCGCGAGTCGTCATGGTCACGCCAAGCACCTTGTGCGCTGTCCGGGCGTCATCGTGGAACATCTCGTAGAAGTCGCCCACGCGGAACATCAGGATCGTGTCGGGCGCCTTGGCTTTGAACTCGGCGTGCAGGGCGAGGGCTTGGGCGATCTGGGCGTGCATGGGGTTGGCTCCTTTATTGTCGTGTGTTGTTATAATATATCGTGCGTTGTGATTATGTCAACACCCGATCCATTATTTTTTTTGCTTTATTGTGGCTCATCGCGCTGCGGTCATCAGCACGGTCATTGCATCGTCGTGGCCAAGCAGGCTGAGCGCAGCCAGAACGGCGGCGGCGCGCTTGACGGTGAGCGGCCAGTCGCTGGCGGCGGGTCCTCCGTGGCGTAACGCGCGCTCAGTGCCGAGTTCAGGTCTGTGTTGCGGTCACGCCACCCGCGTGACCGTCATCTCGATCCGCCCATCTTCACGCCGTCGGGTCCGACGTGAGAACCGCACGCCGTAGCGTCGCCCGAACGCCATGTAGCTGGCTGTCGCCGCGGCAAGCTGGCGGTCGTCCTCAACGGTCAGGGTGGCTGAGTCGTCCTCTGCCATGCCGCCCCAGTTGTGCCAGCGGCTCCGGCTTTGCAGGTCGCCGATCTCGGCGGCGCTGACGCGGTTCCGCGCGGACTCCCGGCGGCGTTCGATCTCAATCTTCTTGCGGTCCAATTCTGTGCTGTCGATCGAGATAACCAATACCAGCATGGCCAAATGAGGCTCTGGCTGTGCCTCGGTCTTCCATTTGATGTGAACCTTTCTTCCGTGCCTCCGGCAAGCTTGCAGCACCCCATGAAAGAATCGCTGCCTGTCCCGGCTCTTCTCTGTTGCGTGCGTCAAGCCCGGGTCAAAGGTGACAGACTCCATTGGCCCAAGGGTTGATATGTGTTCGTGGTAGTACGCTGAGGGGGATGGTGTGTTCATGGTGAATGCTATACAGAATTCAAGTGGTGGTGTCCACAACCCCATTGCAACCCCATTGTAACCGCTCCAAAAATCTCGTAAGTTGTTGCACCTGCTGTATATAACCTATATAACCTGATTAACCTCTATGTTTATATAAGGTAAGAACTCAGTGGGGTGAATGTCTATATATAGTGTTTGAGATTGGGGAGATCCAGAAAGTATTGGAGGGGGGGGGGTAATCAGGTTAAGAGGTTAAGATTGACATAAGTTCATCTCACGCAGCGTTTTAAGCGCCAACCTCATCAGGTTAATACTGTTCGCAGCTAGGATTAAGCCGATCATGTTGAGAAAATCACACCGCCTGGCTACGCTGGTTCTATGTCCAGCGGCCAGGCAGCATCGCGACCGTTGGCGTCGAGGCGGTTAACAACCTGTGAATTGAAATTGAGCAATCGATATCATTAAGCTATGGCACGCCCCTTCGGATCAGTAAGCAAAGAGACCAAGGAGATTCGCGCCTTGGCCCGCAAGCATGCGCCGCAGGCGTATGAGCGAATCGTCGCGCTGCTTGACAGCGATGATGACCGCGTGGCTCTGGCGGCGGCTCGTGAGTTGCTGGACCGCGCCTATGGCAAGCCCAAGCAGGGTGTTGACATGGAACACAGCGGCCAGATGCGCATCGCCGTCCTAACCGCTGTCCCGGCCAGCCCTGAGTGCCAAGACGACGCGGCGGCGAGCATCCCCGGCGAGTCTGGCGGCGACGATGCCTGATGGTGTGGTTGATCTGGGCTACCGGCCGCGTCGGTGGCAACAAGACTGCCACCGGTCGCTTCGTCGGTTCAGCGTCTTGGTCGTACACCGGCGCGGCGGCAAAACCGTCCTATCGATCATGACCCTGATCGACGCGGCTCTGCGTACCGGCAAATATCGCGCGGTTTACGGCTACATCGCGCCCTACCTCAAGCAGTCCAAAGCCATCGCGTGGTCGTACATCCTCCACTACGCGCGCAAGATTCCGGGCGTCAAGGTCAACGAGTCTGAGCTATGGGTTGAGTTGCCCAACGGCGCACGCATCCGCCTATTCGGCGCGGACAACGCCGACGCGATGCGCGGCATGTACTTCGATGGTGTCGTCCTCGATGAGGTCGCGGACATGAGGCCCGAGGTTTGGGGCGAGGTCGTTCGCCCGGCGCTGGCCGACCGCCGTGGCTGGGCGCTGTTTATCGGCACACCCAAGGGGATCAACCTGTTCAGCGAGTTGTACTACTCGGCCATGCAAGACGAGGCGTGGTACGCCGGGTGCTGGACGGTGGCGGATACAGGTGTCCTGCCTGACGATGAGCTGGCACTCGCCCGGCGTTCGATGAGCGACAACCAGTACCGGCAGGAGTTCTTGTGCGACTTCTCCGCATCGTCAGACAACCAACTCATCACCATTGATCAGGTGATCGAGGCGACGGGCAAGCATCTTGAGAATAGTGCTTACACCGGATCGGCCCGCATCCTGGGCGTGGACGTGGCGAGGTACGGCGATGATCGCTCGGTGATTTTTCCACGGCAGGGGCTGGTGGCTATGCCGCCGATCGTGCTCAACAACATCGATAACATGGAGCTTGCGTCTCGTGTGGCCCACAAGTCCGATCAGTGGCAGGCGGACGCGATATTCGTGGACGCCGGCCGCGGCGAGGGCGTGATTGACCGACTCAACCAGCTTGGCTACTCACCGATCCCTGTGGACTTCGGCGGCCGGGCCAACGATGACCACTTCGAGAACAAGCGGGCGGAGATGTGGTCGTCGTTGGCCGAGTGGATCAAGTCAGGCGGTTGTCTGCCTGACCTGCCCGAGCTAAAGGCGGACCTGTGCGCCCCGACGTTCAGCTACGCCAACAAGCGGGGACGTTTCGCGCTTGAAACCAAGGATCAGATGCGCGATCGTGGCTTGCGATCACCAGACATCGCCGACGCCTTAGCGCTCACGTTCGCACACCCGGTCGCGCTGCGTGGTGGTCCCGGCGCTGCCAAGCTGCGCCAGCCTCAGTTCGCCCGCCGCGACTACGACCCGTTCTAGCCCCGTACTGTTGAGTTTTCCACATCACGCGGCTACGCTGGCGGCATGACGGCAGTGGCCGACAGCCCGGCAACCCTGGTCTTCGCCCGCGAGCGATCGGCCGACCTGTGGGCCGAGGTGGCGTGTGTGCTGTCCCGCAACCACAAAGAGACAGGACTGCTTGGCGTCCCGCTGGACCCGGACGTTGAGCGGTACAACGCGCTGGACGATGCCGGCGTGCTGCGCTGCTACACAGCGCGGGACGATCGCGGCCTGCTGGTCGGCTACAGCGTGATGATCGTGTCGTATTCGCTGCACTCGCGCGGCATCAAGCATGCGCTGCAGGACACGACGTACATCGTGTCCGAGTTTCGGTCTGGCATGGCCGGCGTGCGGCTGATGCGGTGGGTTGACGAGCAACTGATCGCCGAGGGCGTCCGCGTCATCGTGCGGCAGTCGTGCGACCGGCACGACACGTCGCGGGTGCTGGAGCGCATGGGGTACGAGCAAACCCACCGCTGCTACGCGCGGCGGATCGACAAGGGAGTGTGAGGCATGGGCGTTGCTGAAGCGATCATCGGGGCGAGTTTACTGTCTGCTGGCGCCACGGCCGCGTCGTCTGCGGCCAACAAGCCTGGCAAGCCGCCTGCCGCACCCAAGACCACGAGCGAGGAAGACAAGGCGAAGCTCGCCTCTGACTCTGCGAACAGGCAGCGCAAGCGGGCGATCGCGGCGAGGGGTCGCGGCGACACGATACTGACCGGGCCGTTGGGCGACGTGGGCCAACAGCAGCAGCAGGGCGGCGCTAAGACGCTGCTGGGGGCGTGATGCCAGAGACACGACGCCAACAATTCGATTCTCTGCTGAGCCAGTTGCGTAATGAGCGGTCATCGTTCATTCCGCACTGGAAGGACTTGAGCCAGTACATCAGGCCGACGCGATCGCGGTGGCTGACGCAAGACAGGAACAAGGGCGACAGGCGGCACACCAAGATCATCGACAACACGCCGATGATCGCGGACCGCACGCTGGCGGCGGGGATGCACTCAGGGCTCACGTCGCCATCCCGGCCGTGGGTCAGGCTGACGGTGTCCGATCCCGACCTTGCCGAGTTTGCAACGGCTAAGCGATGGCTGTCGCTGGTGACCACGCGGATGCTGACGCTGTTTGCCAGGTCCAACCTGTACAACGTGTTGCCGACGATCTACGGGGACACGGGGACGTTTGCCACGGCCGCGTTCGGCGTCTTCGAGGACGACCAGGACGTGCTGCGGTGCTATTCGTACCCGATCGGTAGCTACATGCTGGGCAACGACGCGAGACTTCGCACGACGACGTTCGCCCGCGAGTTCGAGATGACCGTGCGGCAGGTGGTGGAGCGGTTCGGCGATGCGGAGGCATCGACGGATGAGGGGCGGTTCCGCAACATCAGCCGGTCGGTCAAGAGCCTGTGGGACCGTGGCCAGTACGAAGAGTGGATTCCGATCGTCCATATCATCCGGCCGAACGACAGGCACGACCCTGACAGGCTGGAGTCACGGTTCAAGCGGTGGCTGTCGGTGCACTATGAAGCGGGCGGCGGTGGCAAGCAGGGGGGCGATGCCGAGTTGGGCGAGCAGTTCCTGAGTGAGTCGGGCTACGACGAGAACCCGATCATCGCGCCGCGTTGGCACACGGCCGGTGAGGACGTTTATGGCACGGGTTGCCCCGGCATGGAGGCGCTGGGCGACGCGAAGATGCTCCAGTTCCAGCAGAAGGTGAAGACCAAGGCGATCGACAAGATGGTCGATCCGCCGATGGTTGCGCCCACGTCGCTCAAGGGTTACGAGGCCAACCTGTTGCCGGGTGGCATCACCTGGCTTGACGACGTGAACAGCAACCGCGGCGGGTTCAGGCCGGCTCACGAAGTCAATTTTCGCATCGACGCGGCCGCGGCTGACATCACGGAGACGCAGACCCGGATCAACGCGGCGTACTACAAGGACCTGTTCCTGATGATGGCGTTGACCGATCGTCGTGAGATCACGGCCCGCGAGATCGCAGAGCGGCAGGAAGAGAAGATGCTGATGCTGGGGCCGGTGCTCGAACGGCTCAACGATGAGTTGCTTGACCCGTTGATTGACCGGACATTTGCGATCATGCTTCGCCGCGGGATGATCCCACCGCCGCCGGATGAGCTGCAGGGCGAGCCGCTGAAGGTTGAGTACGTGTCGATCATGGCTCAGGCGCAGAAGGCTGTGAGTGTGTCGAACATCGAGCGGTTCGTCGGCTTCGCTGGCAACATCGCCGGGGCCATGCCTTCGGCGCTGGACAAGGTGGACATCGACCAGTCGCTTGACGAGTACGCGGACAGCCTGGGCGTCCCGCCGTCGATCGTGCGCGACGATGAGACGGTTGCGGCGATGCGTCAGCAGCGTCAGGCCCAGCAGCAGGCGGCGGAGTCTGCGGAACTGCTGGAACAGACGGCCAGGGGCGCGAAGCTGCTCAGCGAGACTGACACAAACCGCGCGTCAGCGCTGACGGCGTTGACCGGGGGTGCGTGATGGCCGAGCAACGTAAGCGACAGCGCCATAAGCCGACCGAGCGGCAGGAGCAAGAGGCGCAGGCGGCGGCGTCTGACCTTCGGCAAGTGATGGGCACGCCGGCCGGGCGTCGGTTCGTCTGGCGTCTGCTGGGCAACTGCCGTATCTATCAGTCGAGTTTCACAGGCAGCAGCGAGACGTTCTTCTTCGAGGGGCAGCGCAAGGTCGGCTTGGAACTGCTGGCGCAGATTCACCGGCACTGCCCGGAGTTGTACTTGCAGGCGCAGAAGGAAGCGATGGACGAAGACAAGCGGCGGCGTGGAGGGGGCGCGACGTGAAGCTCTTGATGTCACAGTCTGATTACGACGCGATGTGCATCGAGGCTGATCGTATGTTCCCGTTCGAGACGGGCGGCGTGCTGATGGGGCGGCGTGACGGGGCGGACCTTCGCGTGACACACCTGATCGGTCCGGGGCCGGGCGCGACGCATGAGCGGACATGTTTCGAGTACGACGCGGAGTATGTGATGGGGGAGATTCGCCGCATCGTGCGTGAGACGCGCGGCGCGTCGATCTACCTGGGCGACTGGCACACACACCCCAACGGCGACAACGTGCTGAGTCCACAAGACATGGACATCCTCCGCTGCATAGGGCCGGCTCAGCCGGTCGTGATGATCGTGGCCCGTGACAACGAAGGCGAGCCGTGGGAAGCGTGGCCGTGGCGTCAGGTGGGCAGCGATGAGGTTGGATTGATGACGGTCGAATTGGCGTGCGTGGACGCGTCGCCTGTGGCGTCTGGTTGAGTTTTGCGCCCCGTGATGTGATAATCTCAACGTCGATGTCACCCCCACACACACGCGGAGCTTGAGACATGCTGTTTGACCTGCTTTTTCCGAACGTTCTGCTGCTGCCTGACACCATTGCCGGCGGCGAGTCTGGCGCTGGTGAGGCCGGTTCCGGTGGGGGTGATGACGCGGGCAGTGAGGCGGGCGAGGGCGGTGAGGCGGGCGCTGCTGCTGGTGACGGCGGCGGTGATGCAGGCAAGGGCGGCGACGGTGATGGGTCTGGCGGCGACAAGGGCGGCAAGCCCAGCGACGACGACAAGCAGGGCGACGGTGGCAAGGATGACGGAGGCGGCAAGGATGACGACGGCAAACCCAAGGCCCCGGATTCCTACGACCTGAAGCTGCCCGAGGGGACCAATCTCGACGATGCCGCGCTCGAGCAAATCACCGAGCGTGCCAGGAAACTGGGCCTGACACAGGAACAGGCCGAAAAGCTGCTCGAACAGGAAAACACCAACGCGGCCAAGGCCGCAGAGCAGCAGCAGGAGACTTGGAAATCCCAAGTGGAAGAGTGGGGGAAAGCGGTCAAGTCGGACAAGGAGATCGGCGGCGACAAGTACGACGCCACCGTGAAGGCTTCCCGGCAGGCCGTGGAGAGGTTCGCGTCGCCTGAGCTCAAGAAGGCGCTCAACGAAACCGGATTCGGGAATCACCCCGAGTTGGTCCGTTGTTTCGCCAAGATCGGCAAGGCGATGGGTGAGGAACAACCGGCGAGTGGTTCGCCGGGCGGCGGCGCTGCGAAGGACACCGCGTCGATCCTGTACCCGGGAGCGAACGACAGTGGGGAATGATTGCGTCGCTGTGCGCGGCGTGATGAGAAAAACGCAACAGACAACCCTTAACAACAGGGAATGATCATGTACAACGCAACCATCGGCAGCACCTACCTGACGCTGGCCGACGTTTACCGTCGCAGCGATCCGAACAGCCAGATCGCGGCCATCATCGAAATGATGGCGCAGATCAACCCCATCTTGCAGGATGCGATCACGCTCGAATGCAACGACGGGACCAAGCACCTGACCACCGTGCGTACGGGCCTGCCCGGCGTCGCGTGGCGCAAGCTGTATCAGGGCGTCAACCCCGGCAAGAGTCAGACGGCTCAGGTGTACGACACCACCGGCATGCTCGAAGCGTGGTCTGAGGTCGATGCGACGCTGGTCGATATCTCGTCCGACAGAGCGGCGCTTCGGCTCTCCGAGGCGTCGGCGTTCATCGAAGCGATGAACATCGAGATGGCGTCGGGCCTGTTCTACCACGACACCGCGACCGACCCGGAGAAGGTGTTGGGCCTGGCCCCGCGCTTCAACGACACGACCGCGCCCAACGGCAACCAGATCGTCAAGGCGGGCGGGTCCGGCTCGGACAACACGTCCATCTGGTTCATCGTGTGGGGCGAGCGCACGGCGCACCTGCTGTACCCCAAGGGCACCCAGGGCGGCTTGCAGCGCGAGGACAAGGGCAAGACGACCAAGGAAAACAGCGACGGCTCGCTGTACGACGTGTACCGCGAGAAGTTCTCGTGGCACACGGGCGTCAGCGTCCGTGACTGGCGGTACGTCTCCCGTGTGTGCAACATCGACGTGTCGGACCTGACCAACGACGCGGGCAGCGGTGCGGACCTGATCGACAGCATGGTGACGGCCTACTACCGGCTGCGCCAGCGTCGGGTGATGAACGGTCGCGCCGCGATCTACTGCAACACGCGGGTCAAAGAGTTCCTGCACAAGCAGGCGGCCAACACGACCAACGTGCAGCTTTCGCTGCGTGAAGTCGATGGCGAGGAGGTCGTGAGCTTCCTCGGGATGCCGATCCGCGAGTGCGACGCCATCCTCAACACTGAGGCGGCCGTGAGCTAAATCCCGGCTCGTGTGTGGGGCAGGGCCGGTCGGGATTCACGCTCCCGACCGGCCATTTTTCAAGGGCACCATTAGATGGCCGCACCCGGTACCAAAATCACGCCAGGCTCCGGATGGTCGGGGGCGACTGCAAACCCCGGCAAGCAGGGAAGCTCCGGCGGGCTGGGATACGCTCATCGCGCCGGTGGCCGGTGGGACTTTTTGCTTTATCAGGAGGTCGCAGAGGGTTTCGGGGTGCGTATAAGGGGGAATCGATATGCCTAATCTCCTTTCCAAACTCCCTCTTGATCCAGCGTCAGTGACAACCCCCTCGCCACCGACGGCCGATACTGTAATCGAACTGCCAGCCGGGTCGCATGGCGTTGATGGGCTTACAAAGAATCCCGGAACCACCCTCATCAGGCCACAGCCTGGGGTTAGCCGAGACGAAATCACCCTTCATTTTGCGGGCTCGTGGAACAACAAGAACCTTGTTATCGAGGGATGCACCCTCTCGGCCGGTCAAGGCGAGTGGTGTTTTGGCGGAAACACATCCACAGAGCTTTGGCTTATTGATTGTGAGTTCATTGGAGCCGATTTCCCGGGCACCGGCGACATCACCAACGCGGTCCTCCATCAAGGCACCGCCCTTTACTTCATCAACAGCACCATCCGCCGTATCCGCCGGCCCTGCTGGATGAGTGGCACGACTATTGGCGGGAAGAGTTTTGCCTATAACAGCGAGTTCTACGACTGCTACGAGGATTTCGCACAGCACCTCAAGACGGCGAAAAACATCTACGCCGAGCGGATCGGGATTAACGTCCCCAGCGGCGGACACCCCGACGTGTTCCAGCGAGGTGAAACCGACGGGCTGATTGAAGATGCGTGGTTTGTGGACGCCAACGGCCAAGGCGTTGCTATCGCCCACACCGGCGGCGTCAATAACCAAACGTTTCGCCGCGTGTTTATCCGCCGCCCAGCGAGCCCCTGGGTCATTTCGGACATTACCCTTACGAACACCCTCTCGAACATCACTTTCGAGGCCGTCCATATCCGAGACGGAGCGGGAAGCGCCTTTAACAATGCGGGCAGCACTCCGACCAACATCCTCTTTCTTCGGAGTTCGTCTGATCGAGGGTCATTCCCCAATGGCGGGGCATTCACAAATACGGACGAGGGTTATGACCCCTCTGATTTTTCCGCGTGGCGGTGGGACCCCATCACCGGGAATGCTCAAGGAGGGGGCGGCGTTCCTCCCTCAATTTCGAATACCGCCCCGGACGGTGCTGCCAGCGTTGCGTACTCTCACCAGTACACGGCAAGCGGGGACACGCCGCTAACGTGGTCTTTGGTCGCTGGCAGCCTCCCTCCGGGCCTTAGCCTTACGTCGGGCGGTCTGCTCTCGGGCACGCCGACACAGGACGGCAGCTACAACTTCACGATCGGGGCGTCCAATTCCACGGGCACGGATACGCTGGCGGAGACGGTTGAGATCGCCGCTGAAAGCACGGCGTCCATCCTCGATTCGCTTAGCCCCCAACCATCGGTAGCCTATCGTTGCGAAAGCGTGTCTCCCGAAATTGGCAGCGGGGACTTGGTACTTGAAACCTGGGCCTCGTTCGACCCGGCCGAGGACGCCTACACCGGCGACCCCAATGGTTCCATCAGCGTTACCGGCGACTTCTTGGGTCGGTTCGCTGTCCCGAACGTGCGGGAAGCTGTGGAGACCCCCGGCTGGGGCTTCTGCATGTGGTTTAAGGTTCCCGCCCTTCCGGCTTGGGAGCAGTTTGCTCATATGGAGAACGGGGATAGTCGATTCAATATGGGGGTCAACGGCGACAAGCACTTCTATGTTTGGCTCAGCACCCCCACAGCGGGAAGTTTTCTTAATTTTGGCGTCGTTCCTGCTCTGAATCAGTGGCACCGCGTTTTTGTGTGGCACGATGGGGCTACGCTCCGGGCCAAGTTCAACGGCACACTGCTGTCCGAAGCTTACGCCGGGGCGGATGCGGATCTCCCTGCTATGATGACCATCGGGGCGATTCCCACGGGATCAAATAGTGTCGAGGGGTTCTTCGATGAAATCTACATCTGGAACGACAACCCCGGCGACATCGACAGCCAGCTTGCCGGCCTGGTGACGGCCACACCGGCCGCGCCGGACACGCCACCGACCATCACGAACACCGCTCCCGATGGCGAGGTCGGTGACGCCTACTCGCACCAGTACACCGCCGATGGTGACACCCCGATCACGTGGTCCATCATCAGCGGGACGCTACCCGCCGGGCTCAGCATGGACTCAGCGGGCCTGATCTCCGGCACGCCGACCGCCGACGGGTCTTATCAGTTCACGGTGCAGGCGAGCAACACTCACGGCAACGAGACGCTGATCGAGACGGTTGATATCGTGGTTGATCCCGCCGCCGTGCCGTCGATCACAAACGCTGCGCCGGACGGGGCCGTCGGCGTCGCCTATTCCCACCAGTACACGGCGAGCGGTGACACTCCGATCACATGGTCGATCCTCAACGGCGTGCTCCCGCCGGGCCTGACGCTGGATTCTGACGGCCTGCTTTCAGGCACGCCGACGGCCGGCGGCGACCCGTACACCTTCACCGTCCGCGCGACCAATCTCAGTGGCGAAGACGACCTGACCGAAGATGTCGTGATCGCGGTGGCCCCGAGCTTCGACACGCACCCGTCGAACAGGTCGGCGACGCCCGGCGGTACGGCTCAGTTTGACGTGTCGGTTTCCGGTGTTCCTGTGCCGACGCTGCAGTGGCAGGTTGATGACGGCGGCGGTTGGGCGGACATCACCGACGAAACAGGGGCGTCACTGATTCTGGTTGACGTTTCCCTGTCTCAGGACGGGCATCAATACCGATGCGTCGCCACCAACTCCGAGGGCTCGGCCACGTCCAACGCAGCGACGCTGACGGTCAAAGCCACCAACCGGCGCGGCATCCGCGACCTGTCGCGCTCGATCTTCAACTTCCCGAGGATGTACGGACCCATCGCTCTGTACCGGAGATAATCATGAGCCACGACCAAGCCACGAAACCCGGAACACCCTTCACGGCCGACCTGACGGACACGGCGGCGACGATCGCCGCGCTTGCCGCGGCCGCTGGGGTCGCCATCCCCTCGCGCGTGCGCGGCTTCATCATCGCCGCGCCCACTGCGACGACGAACGCGGGCACGATCTTCCACGGCAACGCGACGGCGCAAATCCTGTCGGTCGGCGCGGACGAAACGACGGGCATCTACCTCGCCTACCGCGACCCCGACTCGGTTTACATCAGGAGTTCCGAGGCGTCGGGTGACAAGGTGGTTATCCAACCCATCATCTGACCACGGCTATCAACCATCGTGCGGCGCGTTGCCGCTTTCACCGCTTGCACCATCCCCCCTTAAGGAGACAAACCATGATCCTCGACAAGCAAGCAATCTTCAGCGACCAGCAGGCCATCACCGGCGATGCTGTGTCCGCCAATGTCATCGACCTGGGCGCGCCCGGCACGCCTGTCGGCGCGGCCGCGCCGATCCAGCAGGACGTTGGCAAGTCCATGATCCCGCTGCTGATTCAGGCCACCGAAGACTTCAACAACCTGACCAGTCTGACCATCGACGTTCAGACTGACAGCGACGAGGGCTTTGGGACGGCCGTCACCGTGATGAGTGTCACCGTCCTGCTGGCCGATCTGGTCGCGGGATACATCTCGCCCATCGTGTGGGTCCCTCGTGGCGTGAGCAGCCGGTACATGCGGCTGAATTACAACGTCAACGGGACTGACCCGACCACGGGAAAGATCACCGCGGGCGTCGCCGCGGCAGTCGAGTCGAACGGGTGATCCCGTCCCGAGACACATCCACAACCCCGCGCCCGGTTGACGCCGGGCGCGGGCATTTATCGCCCGTGTGGGCGTTCTTAACGACGACGAATGGAGATCAGCCATGAAGGTTCGAGCGACAGCACAGGGTTACTACGGCAGGCTGCGCAACGAGGGCGATGAGTTCGAGTTGGCCGGCAAGAAGGACTTCTCGGAGCGGTGGATGGAGAAGGCGCAGCCCAAGGCCCAGCAGCAGGCAGGCGGCAAGGCGCAGCAGGCTCATCAGCAGGCCGGTGGCGACCAGTCCGAGCAGAAGGCGCAGGTTGGAGAGGGCGACCCCAAGGCCCAGCAGCAGGCAGGCGGCGACGCCGACACGATCTAAACCCGGCCCGATCGTCGGGGCTGGTCAGGCCACCACAGGCACAGGAGTGACACGATGAAGATGGTCAGCATGGAACTGTCGGACAAAGAGCAGAAGGAGATTACCGAGCCTTCCGCCGAGGATGCGCCGAAGTATCCGTACGGCCTGAGCCTGCATGTCGGCAAGGAATCGCTCGACAACCTGAAGATCGACAACCTGCCGAGCGTCGGGACGAAGATGATCCTGCACGCCGAGGTCGAGGTTGCCAGCACGTCCGAGCGCGAACATGAGAGCGGGAAGGACAAGAATATGGAGCTTCAGATCACCAGTATGGCGTTGGCCGAGCCGGAGGATAAGCCCGACGCGAAGGATGTTCTCTACAGGGGCGACTAAATGCCTGTCTCGAAGGTCCAAATCTGCAACATGGCGCTGGCGAAGCTCGGTGTGAAGCGGCCGATCACGTCGCTGACTGAGAACAGCCAGGAGGCCAAGCAATGCAACCTGTTCTACGACCAGTGCGTGGACCGGGTGCTGAGGGACGCGCCGTGGGCGTTCGCAACCCGCTACGAAGCGGGTCAGCTTGTCGCCGAGGCCGGGACGCAGGCATGGGCGGATCAGTGGGGCTACGCCTACCGCTACCCGACCGATTGCCTGTTCGTCCGGAGAATCGCTACCGAGGCCGGGCGTCTGGTCGCCGATCCGCCCGAGTTCGCCATCGGCAACGATAGCGCCGGGCGGCTGATCTTCACCGACCAGCAGGACGCGACGATCGAGTACACGGCGCGGATGGAAGACCCCACGCGCTACGACCCGGCGTTTGTGGACGCGCTTGTGTGGAAGATCGCCGATGCGGTCGCCATGCCCCTGTCGGTCAGCGACGGCTTGCGGGCGCGGGCCGACCAGATGTACCGGGTCGCGATCAGTGAGGCCAAGGCGATCGCGGCGAATGAGCGACGGCGCGGGGCGGACCCAGACTTCGGGTCGATCGCATCAAGGGTTTGACGATGCCCACAAGCACAATCCAGCGCAGCTTTTCCGGTGGCGAGATCGCCCCGGCTCTCTTCGCGCGCGCAGATCAGGCGAAGTATCAATCGGGCCTCAAAACCTGCCGCAACTTCATGGTGATGCGCCACGGGGGAGTGACGAACCGGCCGGGGTCGCGATTCATCGCCGAGGTCAAGGACAGCAGCCAGGCGGTACGGCTGATCAAGTTCGTCTTCAACGCCGACCAGACGTACGTTCTGGAGTTCGGTCATCAGTACATGCGGGTCATCCGCGACGGTGTGCAGCTTGAGGACGGCGGAAGTCCGTACGAGATCGCCACGCCGTACGAAGAAGAACACCTGCCGGACCTGCAGTACGTCCAGAGCGGCGACGTGGTAACGATCGCCCACCCGTCCTACGCGCCGCGCGAGCTTAAGCGCACGGGGCACACAGCGTGGACGTTGACGGTAGTGGACTTCAAGCCGAGCATCGACCGGCCGGCCAACGGCGCTTACGTTGCGGGCGGTGGATCGGGCAGTTCATCGCATCGGTACCGGGTGACCGCGGTTGCCGAAGAAACCTTCGAGGAATCGTTGCCGTGCTTCGAGGCGACGAAGACGATCACCGGAGCGACACAGGCCAACCCGGTAGAGCTCACCGTCGCCAGCCACGGCTACAAAACCGGCGACGAGGTCTATATCGACGGCATCGCCGGGATGACCGAGTTGAACGGCCGCGCTTTCATCATCACTGACACCGGTGCCAATACCTTCACGCTGGATGATGAGGACGGGACCGGGCACACCGCCTACGTGTCGGGCGGCACGGCTGCGCGGACGTACATCCGAGTTGATGACGTTCTGGGCAATCCGGCGCTGGCGGCGGCTCCGGGCCTTCAGATCAGCTGGGACAAGGTGCCAGGCGCGATCGAATACCACGTCTATCGGCACACGGGCGGGGACTTCGGCTTCATCGGCACTGCGGATAGCAATGAGTTTGCCGACGCGATCGCCCCTGCCGACGTGGACACCAGCCAGACGCCGCCGCTGGATCGGAACCCGTTCGAGGAAGCGGGCGACTACCCATCGACCGTGGCCTACACCCAGCAGCGGTTGACGTTCGGCGCAACCACGAACGATCCTGAAAAGGTCTGGCTCTCGCAGACGGGCAACTTCCACAACTTCACGCGACACCGCCCGCTTCAGGACGACGACGCGATCACGTTCACCGTCGCCGGCAGGCAGGTCAACGAGATTCGTCACCTGCTGGAACTCGGGCGGCTGGTCATCCTGACCAGCGGTGGTGAATGGCTCGCGGCGGGTGGTGATGCGGGGATTCTGCTGCCGACGACGATCAACCTGAAACAGCAGGGGTACTACGGCTCGTCAAAGCTGCGCCCGATCACGATCGGCGGCAACGCCCTGTACGTCCAGTCACGCGGGGCCGTGGTCCGTGACCTGCGGTTCAGCCTGGAAGTCGATGGCTACACCGGCAATGACCTGACCGTGTTCGCGGCGCACCTGTTCGATGACTGGACGATCGCTGATTGGGACTACGCGCAGATTCCCCATTCTGTGGCGTGGGCGGTTCGCAGCGACGGAATGCTTCTGGGCCTGACGTACATTTTCGAGCATCAGGTGTGGGGGTGGCATCGTCACGACACGGATGGGCTGTATGAAAATGTGGCTGTCGTGCCGGAGGGGCGCGAGGACGCGACGTACGTCGTGGTCAATCGCACGATCGACGGCCAGACCAAGCGATATATCGAGCGGTTTGCATCGCGGCGATTCGACACGATCGATGACGCGTTCTTTGTGGACTCCGGGTTGAGCTTCGACGGCCGCAACGCCGACGCCGGGCACACCATGACCCTGACGGGAGGCTCGACCTGGTCGTACGATGAAAGCTTGACGCTGACCAGCAGCGAGGCGTTCTTCGTCGCGGGCGACGTGGGCAACGAAATCCATCTGACGGTTGGGGCCGACGAGGTCCGCTGCCGGATCACGGCGTTCACGTCGGATACGGTGGTGACGGTGCAGACCAACAAGGATGTGCCGGCCGCGTTCCAGACGGTGGCGATCAGCGACTGGGCCAAGGCGGTCGATGAAGTGTCGGGGCTGGACCACCTTGAAGGCAAGACGGTTTCCATCCTTGCTGATGGCAACGTGGAGCCCCAGCAGGTTGTATCGGGCGGCGCGATCGCGCTTCAACGGCCGTACGCGGTCATCCATGCAGGGCTGCCGATCCAAGCGGACCTTGAAACGCTGTCGATCGAGAACACGGGCGGCGAAACTCTGACCGACAAGCGAAAGCTGGTCAATGAAGTTTCGCTGATGGTCGAGGGCAGCCGCGGCATCTGGGTCGGCCCGGACGCGGATCATCTGACCGAGTACAAGCAGCGCGAGGATGAGGGGTGGGATGAGCCGATCGGCATGGACACAGGTACAGTGAAGGTGTCGATTGAAGCGAGGTGGGACGACAATGGGCGTGTGTTCGTCCGTCAGGATGACCCGCTGCCGCTGGCGGTGCTGGCGATCATCCCTTCCGGCGTGGTGAGCAGCGGACGATAGGGAGGTTCTTATGGGCGCGGAAGCCGCCATCATGGGTTTGTCGGCAGCGGGCACGGCCAGCAACGCGACCGGTGCGTTTTTCAATGCTCAGCGCCAACGCGAGATTGCAAGCAACAACGCGGAGTTGGCCGAGCGTGCAGCGCGGGACGCGCGGCAGCGCGGCGCGGTATCGGAACGTGAGCATCGGCGACAGGTTCGCAGCTTCATCGGATCGCAGCGTGCGGCCCTGGCGGCGCAGGGGGTGGACGTTAACGACGGGACGGCGGTTGACCTGCAGGCGGATAGCGCGATGTTGGGTGAGCTTGACGCGCTGACGATCCGCAACAACGCCGCGATGGAGGCGTTCGGTTTCCAGCGACAGGCGTCCAGTTTCCGTAATCAGGGCCGGGCTGCGGTGTCCGAGGGGGCGCAGAACGCGGCCGGGACGATCCTGGGCGGCGGGTCCGATCTGGCGTTGAAGCACTTCAGCTTGAGAGACATTTGACATGCCGACCGTTCCGACACTTCAAGGCCGACAGGTGCAGCAGCGCGGCGCGCCGACGCCGTTCCAGTCGCCGTCCGAGGCCGGCCAGATCACCGGTGCGGTCGGGCGTGGGCTGGGGCAGGCATCGGACGCGGCGTTCCGCATCCAGCAAGAAGAGACGCGTAGGGCGAACCAGATCGCGTTTCAGGAATTTTCCCGCCAGTATGACGAGTTTGAGTTGAATGCCCTCCACGACCCTGAGAACGGGTTGATGGTGACTCGCCGCGGCAAGGCGGCGATGGGGTTGCCCGGTGAGGTCGATGATCGTCTCCGTGAGCTGCGGGCCAAGCTGGATGAGTCGGCGACCAGCGACGCCCAGCGTGCGGCGCTGGAACGTCTGGCGACTGACCGGGAGAATCGGATCAAGTCGAGCGTGGCGCGGCACGTCCGCAGTGAAATCGAGTCGTTCGAGCGTTCGAGCAGTGATGCGAAGATTCGCAGTGCCCGCGACCTGGCCGCGGTCCATTTCCGTGAGCCGGCGACGGTTCAGCAGATGATCGCCGAGCAGCAGGCGGTCATCAGCGATCAGGCGGCGAGGGAAGGGGTCAGTGAAGAAGAAACCAAGCTGCTGAAGGACTCTGCGGCCAGCAGCACGCATCTGTCGGTAATCGAACGGGCGTTGGCGGCGGACGATTTTGTGTACGCGGGAGAGTATTTCGCAGACAACAAGGACGACATTCTCGGAAAGGATCGCGCAGGAGTCGAGGCCGGCATAGCGAGGTCCAGAGCACGCTGGGAGGCCCAGATCGTGGATCGGGCACGGCTGGACATCAATGCTTCACTGCAGGATGAGAAGATCGGCGAGGCTCGATCGAAGTTGGAATCTTTGACGGACACGCTCCCCGAGGGGCACCGCGAGGCGTTCCGGCAAGAGCAGGTTGCGAAGATCGATCAGGCCGAGCGCCAGAAGCGGAACAACGATCGGAACACTCTGGCCGAGCAGGTCGTGTCGGCGGTGGGCGCTGGTCTGATGCCGCGCGAGCAGGCACTTGAGATCGCGGCTGACGGCGAGTCCCGCTTCGCCAAGAACCCCGACGATGACATGGGCCTTGATCCGGGTCAGGTGTCTTTCATCCGGCAGGCGGTGAAGCTGGAGAAGAAAACCGAGACCGGCGCGGATCAATTGGCGCGTCGCTTCGGCGGCGACCGTCGTGCCCCGATGCCGGCGGATGAGGCGTCGCGGAACCGGTTCGTGCAGAGCATGCTTGAAACCGGCCAGCACACCCCGGCGTCGTTGGCGCAGTTCTTCGAGCGCGAGGGGCAAACGCTGCCGTCGTCGCTGCTGGGTGTGGTCAACGATGCGTTTACGGTCGAGACTCTGGACCTGCAAACCGGACTGTCGGTGCTGGAAGGCGTGAGTGGCCGGACGGCCGGGCGGATCATCGGATCGCTGGATAACTCCGTGCTGGCTCGCACGGCGTACGAGGTCACGCGCGGGACCGATCCGGGCAGCCAAGCGCGGCAAAGGGCCTTGGATGTGCTGTCTCAGCCGGACGCCCGGAAGTGGATCGAGCGGGCGGACACCGAGTTGGTTGGGGATGAGAAGGCGGGCATCGAGCCGATTGACAAGGCCAGCGCGATCATCAAGCACTCCGGAACGCCAAGGCAGTTTTCGGCCAATGGGGATGTGTTGTTGAATCTGGACACGGCGCGTCGGTTCGACAGCCTGTACCGCTTTCACGTCGCCCGGATTGCGCAGTCGAGCGGTGCGACCAGTTTTGATGAGGTCGGTCAGGCGGCGCTGCAGGCTGCGTCCCGCGAGTTCGCGAATCAGGCGGTGGCGATTCGGGTGCCTTCGCCCGCAAAGACGACTTTCATGGACCCGGACCTTAGCACGACTGCGATCGCGCTGGCCGATGGGCTTGGTCTGGGCACGCTGGCGAAGCCGAACGAGGTGGTCATCAACGCGTTCGAGGAAGGGTTGCTCGATCCCGAATTGAGCGACAGCTTCGGAATGAACCCCGGCTTTGGCTGGAACCCGTTCAACGAGTACAAGGGGACGGTGCGTCCCGATCTGGCGTTCGGACTGCCCGGCATGGAGGGCAAGTTTATCCCGGTGGTCGAGAACGCCGACCCCATCGGCTTCGTGCATTGGGATGGCGCGAACATGAGCAGCGTTGATGAGAAGACGCCGCACAACCTGCTGGATACGCTGCGAAACGTCATGTCGGTGGGGGTTGATCGGCTTGAACTGGTCGGCGATCCGCGGCTTCGATGGCGCAAGGATTACGGCGTGCCAACGATCATGGAGGTACCGCATCAGGGCACGCGCGAGGCGTTGATCGATGGCATCGGGGCCAGGGCGGTTGAGCAGTTCCGCATCCAGAGGGGCGGGCGCGACCCGGACCTGACGGATGAGGCGGATGTCGAGGTGTACTCACAGATCATGGAACAGGTCGCCCGTGAACACGGGTGGCAGGGGCTTGGATTGAACGATGGCGAAGGTACCGACCAGTAGCACAGAACAGCGGCCCGAGCAGGATGACCGCCAGCAGGATGACCGCCAAGCGTTATTCAACCGGATGCTTCTGCGCCAGTTCCCGGATCAGGCTGATGCTATCCGTGCGCGCAGCGGGCAGGCTGGCGGCGACACTGACCCCGGCGCTCCACCATCCCAGCCATCGCGGGCGCAGGGCAACCGCGCCATACTTCTGCGGTCGGCACAGAAGGCCATCGATCAGCGCAAAGAGCGCGACCGGCTCAACGGCAATGACCCCGACTCGATCATCGCCAACCCGGACCTGACGCCGAACCAGAAGATTTTCCGTCTGTCCCAGCACATCACCGGCAGCGAGATCAAGGCGGCGCGTCAGGAAATGTACGGCCGGACCAGCTTGGCCGAACGGTTCTTCTACGGCGTGGACACGTCGGATGAGACGATCGCGCGGGTGCTGGCGAGGGACCGGCTTTTCCCCCACGGCGTGGTGACGAATGATCGACGCAGGATTGATGGCGTGGTAGGCCCCGCCCTGCTGGGCGCGGCCCGTTCAGTGAGCCGTTTATCGCCTGATCTTCCGAACGCCGATGTGGCAGAGTCGGTGGACAGAGCTCTGAGCTCAGGGCCGACCGCCGCCGACAGCAACGCCGTATGGATCGGCGAACTGGGCGGCGAGGCGGCGTCCACGGCGATCGGCTGGGTTGTTCCACACCTGGGCGCGCCCATCGCCGTGTCGAAGGCAGGAAGCTCCTACGAGCAAACCCTCGATGAAACCGGCAGCGTGCTGGCAGCGTCGGGGACGTTCGTGATTGAAGGCTTGGCGGAGTTCACCGGCTACAAGCTCATCGGCAAAATCGGCCAGCAAGCGGCCGGGGCGTTGGGCCGGGCCGTGATGAGGCGGAGCTTTGGTAGTGCCGCGAAGATCGCCACGGGGATGATGACCGATGCGGCGGTCGAGGTCACCGAAGAGCAGGTCACGCTCGTCAGCGATGAACTGTTCAAGGCGCTTGCCACGGATCAGGACTTCGGCGCGGCTGCCGAGCGGATCAGGCAGAACATCGCCCCCACCACCCGCGACTCCGCGATCGTCGGGGCCATGCTGTTCATCCCATCCCTGCTGTCCCCGGGTGCCCGCCGCCGGTTCCGCGCCGCGATGGACACGCGCGACCAAGCCGAGGTCCGGTCGGTGCTGGAAGAAGAAGGCGTTGATCCGCAGGTGGCCGATGACGTGGTAGAGGCGATCGGTCCGCGCCCAGAGAACATGCTGGACGACTCGGAGGCCGACGCCTCGGCGTCTGAGATCGACGTGGCGACCGAGGTCCAGCAGGCCGACACCGCCGACCTGACCGCTGCCTCTGCCGAGATCGAGCAGACGCTGGTCGAGGACGCCGCGGCCGAGGCGGACGCAAGGATGGCCGACGACGCCCGTCAGGGGCTTGAGTTCGTCAAGCTGACTATCGACGCGGAGTTGCAGCGTCGGCCCGCTGTGGAGGATCAGGGGGCGGCTGAGGCGACGCAGGATCAGGGGGCCGATGACCCGGCCGGTCAGGGCGACGCGGCACAGCAGGCTGTGGATGGCGTCATCGACACGGTAGAGCAGGTGGCCGGGTCCGATGCCGCTGACGTGGTTCGGCAGGTGGCGAGCCAGATGGCGGGGGATCAGGGGCGCAACCCGAACATCGTCCGTGCGTCCACGTCCGAGATCGGCGACGTGAACACACAGCCGTTCGCGGAGATAAGGCGCAGGGTCTTCGAGTTTGCAAAACAGAACTTCCGGGGCAAGAAGTTTCGGAATGAGGCGACGGGC